CCCTTGAGCATACAAATGTACCATTGCAATTTTGTTTAATTCACTGATCAAAATTCTTTGTACTCTGTTTACTGTTTTAGCAAATCTTACATCTTCACTTGCAAGTGTTGCTTTACCACTCAAATCTTCTTCATAACCCAAAAATGCCTTTGGAATCTTTAATGCAGCTAACATCTTGTTACGAAGATATTCAATATCATCAATACCATTGAATTCCATACCACTCAATGGTTCAATACTAGTACCACTATCACTACCACGAACTGGCAAATAAAAGTCTTCTACCATGTTCTGTAGATTAAAACGAAGATTATAATCACCAGTTTTTTCATCAATATATGGGACTTTTTTCATCTTGTCCATCAATCTTTGCATATATTGATCCACTTCAGAAGGCGGAATATTACCAACGTCAACTTTAAAAATTCTCTTTTCGGGAGCACGCATTACACGATGAATTAACATTGCATCTTCCATCAATGATAATTGTTTCCAAACTCTTCTACCACCTTCAATGATGCTCTTACCATAAGGAATAAAATTACTATCACTCAACATTCTAAAATGTGCAACTTGATAGTTTTCCAATTCTTCTAATCTGCCACCTTCTGGTAAATTGATTTGGAATTTAACATAGTTTTTGTTTGTTAAATCACTATTTTCTACACGGGTAACATTGTATGCACTAATAGGTTCTACCATGTATACACCATATTCTGGACTAATATACATTTTCAAATAGAAATCGCCGTACTTTACAAGATTTCTAGTCCAACTCCACATATTAAATTCAATATTAAGAATATCATAGAACAAATTATAAAGAATTTGTTTAATGTTATCATTACTTGAATGAATTATAAGAATTTCACCCAATTCATTTTTAGTTACACTTTCATCTGCGTAAATATCCAATGCAGAACTAATAATTGGGTCCATGTCCATTGTATCATAATCACGGAATAATTCAATACGAGCAGCTTGATAACTTAATGTAAAGTCTCTGCTATATTGATTATATGAAGATGTTCTAATTCTATTAAAACGATCTCTAAGTGTATTACGGTCTGTAGCATACATTACTTCATCTGTATCTACCACCTTTAACTTCTTACCACCAATATTACGAATTACCGCATCGGTAGAAAAAAGCCTCTTTAACTTTGAATGAAATTCTTCGTTTGCCATAGTTTTATATATATAAATATGTTACAATAACCAAGTTAGGTTTTCTTTTTTATCTGTAGTTTTTCCTGTCGTCATTTGCCATGCTTCTTGGCTACTCACCGATTGAGCTTTATAAATATTTTGAGATCCTCCAATTCTGGTAATCCCACCCAACATTGATCTATTTAAATCCATACTTTGTTGTCTTAGTTTTAATGCAGTATCTCTAACCCATAAACCAATACTCATTGCCATTACCAAATCGTCATTATAACCTTTCATTGCAGCTACTTTATTTCCATCCCAAATGAATACAGATAATTCATCCAAAAATCTAAGTGATCTAACTTCTACGGATCTTTCTCTAAAATAAGTTTCTAACTTTGAAATCAATAATGGTCTAGTCTTTTGACTGTTAGTAAAACCAGGAATCATCTTCTTTTCATCTCGGTTAACTTTATTAGTCAATTGTCTTTCAACATCAACGTATTGTAGGTCTGCACTACTATAGAACGTATTTGGATATTGTCTATCTATTATTTGTTGTAAAACTGCCCAACCAATATTTGCATTTTCAACTATAAGTAAAGCATTATTATATTCTGTAGCTACACTAACCAACATATTACCATAATCTTTAGTGCCAATTTGTCCTTTATATTCAGCAACTTGGGTTAATGATTCTACATCAATAACTTGAAATGCACTATAATCCGCTCCGTCACCTCTAGCAACGTCAGCACTAACTATATAATTTCTACTATAATCAGGATATTCCCATATCCAATATCCATGATCCATTCCTCTCATTTCTATTGGTTCTTTTACTTTACTTTGTTTGTAAAAATCAATAGTAGCCGCATCAACAATTCCATTACCAGTAGTACTAAAATCACAATCACATTCTTGTGCAGCACCTTTTACACCAGATAATTCTGTTTGTTTATCTCTCCATGTTTGATCTCTTTCTGGATGTAAATACCAAGGAAGTCTAATAGTATTGAATTTATTTTCCTTAGCTTCGGCTTTTATCCAAGTTTGATGAAAGAAATTACCAACACCGTTTGGTGTACTTAACATGATTGCTCTACCACCAGTACTTAATGTATATTGGGCAGACAACCAAATTTCTTCAATGTTATCAATAAATGCTGCTTCGTCAATAATCAACAATGACAATGCAGAAGAACGACCTGATGTACCAGCAGATGATACGGCTTTAATCTGTGAACCGTTTGTCAATCTTAAACTTAATCTATTATCTTCTTGTTCTTTTACTTTTAACCATGAAGGAAGATTATCATTAGCAAATCTAACACGGGTAACAATTTCCTTAGATGTTTCTTGGTTAATACTAATACAAAGAACATTTTTATCTTTATGAAATACCATTAACCACAAACTATATGCTGCGGTTAATGTGCTAATACCCATCTGTCTAGACTTTAATATAATATTAAAATCATGTTCAACCAAGTCTGTTAAAGCTTCTTCTTGAAATGGATATAAATCAAAGTTTACAGTTCCACGAATAGGATGTTGAATCTTAACATACTTCTTCATGAAATAAATCGGATCTACAAGACATTTCTTGTATTCTTCTTTAATTACTTCTTTAAGTGTTTTAGGCGTACTCATTGATTTAATCTATCCAAAACCATTTGTTTGGCTTTCTTTTCTATTTCTGGATTATAATTTAATTTAGTCAATTCTTCATTTGCTTTTACGATATTTTCCTCGACACTTTTTAAATCTTCTTTTAAATCGGATAATACTTTTTGTATTTGTGTAGTATCATCCGTCCAGAATTCCTGACTACCATCATCGTTAAAAAATTGCAATTTTTCTTCTGGGTTTTTTTCTAAATATTCAATACTATCAGTAATATTTTTCTTAAAATCTTTCATTTCTGAAAGCATACTATTATAGATTTTATATCTTTCATAATCTGCGTATACACCCAATACTTTTAACTTGCTGTCAAATGAAATAGTACAGTCATAACATTTTCCTGTTTTAGGATAAAATCTATCGTCCAGATAATTGCCAAATTTCATATCTGCGTTACAGATACTACATCTTTGATCGATTTTTATTTGGCCAAGTTTGGATACTTTTCTTTTACTTCCATTTTTCCAAACCCATTTATTTCCTTGACCATCTTCCCATTCTTCACCTTCTTTTCTTTTACTGTTGTTCAAGTTAGGATCATAACCAACTTGAATAAATGGGCGGTTTCCCTCAACATAATCTTTAACTATGTCGAGATTGCTTTTTCCTGTTGCTCTTTTCATAACTTTACTTTTAATCTATCCAATTCCTTTTTGAAATCATTTAAGATTTCAGTTCTTTTGTTTTTATAACGAAAAGTATTACCTTTCACTAATTTAATTAGTTTTTCTAAAGTGTTAATATCATTAAATGTTACATTTTTGCCAAATAAAAATTCAGCAACATCGTCCATATCAGTATAAACAGTTTTTATATTTTGTTTTTCTTGTTTACCTTTTTCATTTGTTATAACATCCGCACTTTGAAGACCTTTTTTCCAATTAAATTGATATCTCTTCATCTTATTTGGATCTTCGGTTGGTTCATAACTATGTGACATAATATTCATTAATAGAATATTTCTTAACGCAGCTTTATATTTTGATTCTGGTGCTCCTGATAAAGCCTTAATCATGAAATTTAAATCACCAATCATCAAATCAATTTGTACATAACCATCTTCCTTTGGTATTTCAGTAGATTTTACACTATTACCATTTTCATCTATAATAGGCACATTCAAATGCAATTGGTCCAATCCTGTATTTATTTTAAAAGCAGGTGTTGGAATATTTGATGGAACATTTGATTCTACATGT